GCTTCCCTTATGCTTATCTGATTGCCCGCAACCCCTAACCCTAACACAACCCCAGGCTGCCACAACCAGCCGCCCAATCTATCGACCCTATGCCAGCCCAACCGCTGACCCTTCCCTTTGACCCTGACGCTGAACGCAACCTGATCGCGTCTATCCTGGTCGATTCCGATACCACTAAGCCAAGCCTTAAGGCCTGCGCCGAACTAGGCCTATCGCCTGCCTGTTTCTACGAACCGAAACATCAACTGATCTGGAACGCTATCCAGGCGGTCGATACCGAAGGCGCGCTGCCTGACGAAATCACAGTAGCGAACTACCTGCGCAATCAGGGAGTTATCGAACAGGCTGGCGGCCTGGCCTACATCAACGAACTAACGGGCGCGCTATTCGCGCCTTCCCCTAACCTGCGCGCATCGGCGGCGATCGTCAGCGAAGCGCACCAGGCCCGCCTGCTGATCGGCATCGCCCAGGCTACCATTCAGCGCGCGCAATCTGGCGCGTTCAAACCGAACGAACTTGCCGCGTCATTCGCCGCCCAGGCTAAGGCCGCCCTGCAGGCTTACGCGCCGAAGGATGGGGAGCAAAGAATGGAACTTGCCGACCTGGAAACCTTCGACCGAAACAACGATCCGAACAACCTGATCGGCAAGCGCTGGCTATGTAAGGGCGGCAGCCTGCTATTCTCAGGCCAGGCTGGCTGCGGCAAGTCAACCCTGGTAACGACTATGGCAATTCGCTGGGCGCTAGGCTTCGACCTATGGGGAATGAAACCCGTTAAGCCGCTGCGTATCCTGATCCTTCAAAGCGAAAACGACCTGGGCGATTTAAGCGAACAATGGACTGATTGCTGCGCCGCGCTTAACCTATCGGCCAGCGAACGCGCCCGCCTAACCGAACAAATCTTTATCTACCGCGAAGCGGTCAAGACGGGCGAAGCCTTCGGGCAAACCCTGGAAGAACTGATTACCAGGCATAACTGCGATCTGGCTTTCGTTGACCCCTTGCTAGGCTTTGCGGGCGGCGATGTTTCAAAGCAGGAGTTCTGCAGCCATTTCCTGCGCCATATCCTGCAGCCTTGCCTAATGCGAACGGGCTGCGCGCTTATCGCGGTTCATCACCAGAACAAGCCGCCGAAGAAGAAGGAAGAACAAGGCAGCATAACTTCTACATACGATTTTACGGGGAGTTCAGAACTTGCTAATTGGTTCAGATCGACCGCGATCCTTCGCCGCGAAGATAACGATCTGCCTCATTTCGTTCTGAAGTTGGGCAAGCGCGGAACGCGGGCAGGTATGCAGGACAGCCAGGGCCGCTTTACCGACAGCCTGCGCATCAGGCATAGCAAGGTTCGCGGGCAGATATGCTGGGAACGGAATAACGACCCCTTGCCTACCTCTGACGATGTATAGCCTGGCAGCCTGTCCTGATAGCCTGGGCGGCCCGTGGCGGCCTTTGGACGGGCTGGCCTATACCTTCCCTGCCCTGACCGCCCTGGCGGGCTTCTGGCGGCCTGCCGATCTGGGCCTGCCTTTACCCTGGCACAATCGTAATACCCTAAAGGGTATTGTTAGGGGATTTACCCCTTTGTTTTACGCTGACGCTACAAAGGGGATTTCACCCCTAACCGCTACCCCGCGCGCCGCCTGATTATGGGAACTAAAAGATTCAACAAGCGGGCGATTACTAAGGCCGCTAAATGGCGCAAGGCCTGGCGCGATCATAAGCCGACAATGGCGGCCAACCTGGCGCGCATCAATCGGCGCAGGCAGGAAGCCAAGGCAGCGCGCATCGATCGCATAAAGGCTATCCTGGTTAACCTCCCTGAAGGCTTTACCAGCAGCCAATCAAAAGAACTATTTTCCTTAGCCCTGGCTGCCGCGAACCTTGAACCTACTCCAGCCAGGCTTAAGCGGCTGCGAACCTATGCCGTTCGTTATGGCCTGCTGCGCTTTGAATCGCGGTTAAACCTTTGGATAAAGTTAGTTTGATAGAAGCCTTTACCCGTTGTTAATAACCCTATGCCTGACCAGCAACCTAGCCCGCCGCCGCTGCGCGAAGGCCGCGCCGAAGAAGCGGCGTTCGATCGCTGGTTCGCTGCCTTGCCGAAGAAGAAGCAGGCTGAGTATCGAAAGCGCGGCGCTGGGCCTTATCGCGAAATGGGACTGCCCAGGCATTCGTTCCCGATCTATGACAATTCGGAACAATGGAACGGCGATGATCCTAGGCGCGCCGAACCGCAGATCGAAAGCGATACCTGGGTTAGCCTAGAACGAATGCAGGAAGTTATCGCGGACTGCCTGGCTATGCTGGGCGCTTCTGACGAAGCGGCAGTAGTTAATCATTTCGATCTTATCAGGATCGTCCTGGGATTACCCGATGCACCGCAGCAAACCGAATTAGCCCGCCGAATGAAACTGACTAAGCAGGCTATAAGCATTCGCGCGAAGAAGATTCTACTACGGGCCAGCAGGGTAGCGCCTGGCATTCTTACGCGCGTAAAGATGCAGCCGAAGCCAGGCGATCGCTGCGCCGATTGGGCGCGGAATATTATAGAAAAAAATCCTAATCCTAAGCGGGCCGCTAAGGAATCTTTTACCCCGCCCCCAGGGCGTTCGTGGGCCACGCACCACGGGCAAAAATCGCAAATCGCTTTGCCGAAACCGCCAGGAAGGCTACGGGCTGCCGATCCAGGCGCGCGAATCCAGGTTAAGCCGCAACTGAAAACTATTATATCTGGCCGATACCAACTATGACCGATCAACCGACCAGGGTAACGCAGAAGCAGTTAGCCGCCGCGCTGAACCTATCCAAAGGTTATGTAGCAAAGTTAGCGCAGGAAGGAATGCCTAACACTAGCGTTGAAGCGGCGAAGGCCTGGCGCGCCGAACGGGCTGCGGGCCGAACGAAGCCCGCGCCGATCCCTGCCGCGCGGCCTGACAATATCGAAGGCCTGACCGATAACAGCCTGGGCGGCGCGCTGGAACAGCATCGGCGATTAGTCCAGCGGGCGCGCGATGTCTATCTGGCCGCGATCGAACAGGGCGATAGCAATCAGGCGCGCCTGCAGTCGGCATATAACTCTGCGCTTAAGACCCTGATCGCCCTGGAAGCCGAGGAAGTCAGGCGCGCTTTGGAAGCCCGAACCTATATCAAACTATCCGAAGCCGAAACAGTTATCAGCGATTGGACAGCGAAGGTAATCGCGCGCCTGGATAAGTTGCCGCTTGATTGCGCCGAAGCCTGCAACGGCGATCGGCCCGAAACCGCGATCAAGGTTCTGGAAGCCTGGGCGCTGCGCGTCCGCGTTGAACTATCGAAGCAAACTTTATGAGCGAACAAATGATTCCATTACGCATCGCCGACCAGGCGGTTGCCGCCTGCAACGCTGAGATTACCAAACTGCAGGAAGAAAACGCGCGGCTTAAAGCCGAGGTAAATAGGCTAACCGATTTCTGCACCCTTACCATTATTCCGAACGAACAACTGCAAGAACAAATAGAACAACTGCAGAACCGATGCGATTACCTGGAAGGGAAAACCGATGAAGCCTAAACTAATCAAGTTCGTTGCCTGCGGGGACAATCACGGCGATCACGGGGACGCGGAAAGTATCGCCGCGCTGCTGGCCTACTGCGATGCCTATTCCCCAGATATCAAAATACATTTGGGCGATTGCTTCGACCTGCGCGCGTTGCGGCAAGGCATTGGTTCGGGCGATGCCGAAAGCGGCGAAAGCCTGGCTGCCGATCTAGAAAGCGGAATTGAGTTTCTGCGCGCGTATAAGCCCGATGTTTATCTTTGGGGTAATCACGAGCATCGCCTGGATCGGCTGATTGCCAGCAGCAGCAGCGCGCTGATCCGCGACTACTGCCAGGATATCAAAGACCGCATCAACCGCGAAGCGCGCCAGGCAGGCGCTAAGAAAATCCTGCCGTATCATTACGCGCGCGGCGTGTTCAGGCTAGGGCCGATCGCGCTGGTTCACGGCTACGCACACGGGCAGCGCGCGGTCGAACAACAGGGCCAGCATTACGCGCAGGCTGGCGGCGCTTTTGTTTGCGGGCATATACATCGCTTAGAATCCGTAGCGCTGCAGCGCGACAAAGGCGGGCAGGCGTTCAGCGCTGGCTGCCTATGCGATAAAGAACCTGGCTATGCTACGGCCAGGCTGGGAACTAGCCGCTGGGGTAGCGGCTGGGTTGCGGGCTGGGTTCAGGGAAACGATTGGAAGATTTGGCTATGCCACAAGGTCGGCGATCGCTGGTTCTTTCAAACCGATATTAAACTATGGCAACCGAAGCGCAAATGACCAAAGGCCTAACTATCCTGCTGGCTGCGCTGAACGGCAAAGACCAGAAGCCGCCAGGCTGGTTCGACCTGAACGAATTGCGGCGCATCTATCGGCTGCTTACCTTGAACGCAGCCAGCAACCTAGCGAAGCGGTTGTTCGATCGCGGTTATATGGAACGCCAGGTTATCCATACGCTGCACGATAACGGCAAACACGGGCTGGCCTACATCTACCGCCCCCATCGGCGCTTTACCGATCCGCTGGTTGCGCGCCAGGCGATGCAGTCAGAAGGCATCGACCGAATCCCGAAGGGTTGGGTTTCAATGCGCGACTATGCCAACCGCGCAGGCCTGACTGTCCAGGCGGTTTATCTTATGGCGCAGCGGCATAAACTTAAGCCGCGAATGTTCCGCATCGCCGCGAACATCGGCTGCACGAAGCCAGCGCAGCATTTCCGCAAGGCTGATCTAGATCGGCTGCATAAGCCGCGCCGCCGATGAACGAACAGAAGAACGCAATACTCGCCGCCGCGCAGGCGGTCATTCGCCCGAACTACTCAGGCGATCCCGTTGATTGGGCCGAAGCGAATATCCTGGAAGTTCCCGATTCGCCCGTTCGCGGTCGGCTGTCCCTGGCGCGAACTCCCTGGCTGGCCGAAGCGCTGCGTATCCTTTGCGACCCTGAAACCAAAGTAGCCGTAATCCAGGCTGCTACGCAATCAGGCAAATCCCTGCTGCAGCGCGTCTATATGGCCTGGCAGATCGTCAACGCGCCGCGACCCCTAATGACCCTGCAGGCTAACGACCCCGAAGCGAAGGATTTTTTCCTGCGCAATGTTCGCCCATTGTGGAACAACTGCCCGCCCGTTAAGGCGCTGCTATCCGATGGGGATAACGACAAGTCAACGACCGCCGATTTCAAGAACGGCGTAACTGTTTACTGTCGCGGTATCTGGAACGAAAACAATCTGCAGCGGCTTTCGCTTGGCACGATCATAGTCGATGAAGCCTGGCTTGCGCCACGCGGCCACCTGGCCGAAGCGGCTGCGCGCCTTCAGGCTTTCGGCTGGCTGGGCCGCGCAATCTATATGGGCCAGGGCGGCAGGGTTAACGATGAGTTTAGCGCGCTATACAACGGCAGCGATCGGCGCGAATGGCATATGGCCTGCGTTGCCTGCGGGCATTTGCAACCCTGGCGCTGGGAGTTTGTCCGTTATCCAGAAGATGCGAAGGTTAACGGAATCTGGGATTTGCAGAAGGTAGAAGCGGGGACAACTTATGAATGCTGCAACTGTCGCGTTAGGATGAAGGACAGCCCAGGCGTTCGGGCCGAAGCGAACGATCCTAAGCGCGGCGCTGGATTCAAGGCTACGGGCAAGGCAACTACCTGGGGAACTGTCGGGCTGCATTGGAACTGCCTGATCAATTCTTCGTTTGGAAAGGAAGGCGCGAAGATGCTAAAAGCGAAGGAAGCCTTCGATGCCTACGGCGATGAAGAACCGCGCCGCATCTGGAAACAAAAGCGTTTGGCGCAGCCTTGGGCCGAAGAAGGCGGCGCTATGGCTGCGCTGGTCGAAGCGGGCGATTACGGCCTGGCTGATACCTGGCAGGCCGAAGCCTGGATTACCCCGAACGCGAAGATCACCGATAGCAGCCTGGGAATCCCTGAACATTCCGTTCCGTTCCGAACGCTGGCTATCGATTGTCAGCGCGGTTTCTTCTGGGCTGAAGTTCGCAGTTGGGCCAGGAACGGCAGCAGCCGCCTGCGCTGGTTCGGCAAGGTAGATACCTGGAACGGCCTAGACGATCTGGCTAAGGCCCATCAGGTTTCGCGCGCGCTTGTCGGCGCGGATAGCGGGGACAATACGCAGGAAGTTTACGCGCAAACGGCGAAGCGCGGCTGGAAGGCGCTACGCGGTTCGGGCCAGAATGATTTCGCGGTTAGCGATGGGCAGGGTAAAACTACCCGCAGGTTCTATTCTGATAAGCAAAGGATTATTGTCCCTGGCCTGAGGGAGCGCGCTGAACTGATCGTATTCGCGAACTTGGCTGCAAAGGATTTCCTAGCGGGCCTGCGCAACCGCCGCCTGCATACATACGCGCGCGATGTCCCCGAAGAATATGTAAAACAATTAACCAGCGAAGTCAGGACAACTGACAGCCGCAGCGGTAAACCTATCTGGATTTTCCCCGAAGCGAATAGGCAGATCGGTAATCACGCCTTCGATTGCGCGGTTATGAGTCTGATCCTGGCGGTTCGCTGGGGAGTAATCGGACGCGAAGCGACTGAAACGCCTGACGCGATCGCGGCGCAGCCTGCCGTTGACAATGGGAACAGTTGACGCACAACGCAAAGTTAACGGCTGCTGGTTTAGTTTCTGGGCGCTGGTCGATCGCCTGGGTTGTGGGCTGGGCCAGCAGCCGCCCAATTATTTGACCTGGCCCGCAATCATATGGCAATCAGCGGCGTATTCATCGGGCTTACTGAAGCGGAACTTTTGGCAATCAAAGCGAAGGCTTTGGCCGAAGTTACCAGCGGCGTAGTTATGACGAACTACTCTGACAGCGGCAGTTCGGTCGGTAAGCAGGTAACGATGCCCGCCCGCGATCGGCTTGCCGAAGCGATGTATGCGCTGCAACTTCTTAACCCTGGGGTTTACGGCCAGCCGCAATCGCGCGTTATCCGAACCGATTGGAGCAATTACCAGGACTAAACTTTATGCCTAAGAAATCCGCAGCGAATAACCTGAAGCCTGGCGCTGACCAGAAGCCGCTTAAGCCTAATGCTGCTGGCGGCCAAACCTGGGGATCGGTCGGCTTCAGTTCCAACCGCGCCACGATCTACGGGCAGGCCGCCGATTTCTCCGTTGATTACCAGCCTAGCGATCGGCTGGAAATGATTAAGCGGATTCGCTACGGCGAAAGGAACTTCGGCCTGGTGCGCCAGGTGTTCAACGATTATGTTCTTTACTGCATCGGAGACGGGATCACGCCGCAAAGCGCCGCCGCCGAAGAAGATGTAGGCGCGGCTTACGAAACCTGGTTCAAGGCCTGGGCCGCCGAAGCCTCGATCTGCGGGCGCTTTTCGTTCTACGATATCCAGCGAATCACACTTCGGGCAGCGCTGCGCGATGGCGATTGCTTTGTTATCCTGGCAATCGATGAAGGCCGCCCGCGCCTGCAGGTCGTAGAAGCGCACAGGGTAGGCAACCCGATCGGCAAGCCCGTTCCCGCTGGAATGGCGGACGGCGTTCAGTTTGATAGCAAGGGCCGCCTGGTCGGATATAATATTATTCAGGGCGATAATAGCAGCGCGTTCTATCCTGCTGCTTCGGTCTGCCATATCGCAGAAATGGATTGGGCCAGCGGATCGCGCGGGCTTCCCATTCTGCAACATTCCTGGTCGGATATCCAGACGGAGGACGAACTCCTGCGCCTGGAAATGCTGGCTGTCCGTAATGACGCGGATGTTACGCGCGTCCTGCATAAAAACGGCGGATTCATTCCCCAGGATATGAAGGCCGAACTAGAAGGCAGCGGCAGCGCGAACCTTGAATCTGTCGCGTCAAAGATGGGCGGCAAACTGCTGGCTTTAGAACCTGGCGAATCGCTTAGTTCGCTGGCATCAAATCGCCCTTCGCCCGTGTTCACGGGATTTCTAAAATCTGTCCAGGCCGATATCCTGCGCGGAACTTTGCCTTATGAGTTTGTCGGCGATCCTTCTGCCATTTCGGGCAGCGGCGTTCGTTTGATTACCGCGAAAGCCGACCGCGTATTTAGCCGCTGGCAATCGGTAGCGATCGATAAACTTTGTCAAAAGGTTTGGGGCTTCGTTATGGGTTGGGCCGTTTCCCAGGGCGAAGTTCCCGAAGGGGAATG